ATGTGGTATGATTTTCTTAAAGAAATGCGATTGTTTTCTATGCGTAGACTATTGAGATTTGATACTCGCGACATTGCAAAAAATAATCTTGATAAAAACGATTTTCAACATTTGGCCGCAACGCAAGGCCCTAAGGAAGAACCAGATATGAACACAATGAACGAATCACGTTGGAACCCTAAGAGTTCTAGCAAAACAAGCCGCGCTGTACAGGGTAAAACTGAAGTTATTGTGAGACACGCAAAACCTGTAGATCCACTATACGCAGGTAGCCGTAGTCAAAAAAATAATATCAAAGCTATCTATATTCAAAATAGAGATGGCGAAAGATTCAAGTATCCATTCATACATACCGCCGGTGCATTTGCTATGGCTCAACACGTTGATCATGACGGTGTTCCACATGATCCAGCTGGAAAAGCTATTGTTAAAATGAGTGAACAGATTGCTCAATTAGGCGAGTTCCATCGCCATGTTCAGCGTAGTTCATTACATGATGATGCAATGGGAATTACAGAACGTGCATTGGCTCGTATGAATGAACTTAAAATGCAAATTGCTCAACTAGGCAAACGTCATCATTATGAAAATTGGATTAATGAATTTGGCTCTGGTCCAGGCGAAGAAGAAGAAATGGTGTTAGATGCAGTGACTATGGAAGAATATAAAAGCAAATTTACACAAACAAACTTCCAAGAAGAACTGGCTGGTTTCTTTCCGTTATTAGATAAAATAATGAGAGAGACTAACACAATTGATTTAGAATCATATGTTAGTGAAGCAACTTGCTCTAAATGTCATTGCGATCCATGTGAGTGCAGTGACGAAGAAGAAGTTAAAGAAAGTGCATTTTCTCAATTTGAAGAATGGGCAGAAGCAACTGAACAAGGCAAACTTACAGATGATCAAATAGCAGCATTGAAACAGGCGTTATCAGATTTACAGGCCAGCGGCAATACTCTACAATTAGGACCAGATGGTCAGATAGCAATACAATTTTTTGATGAATTAGGATTAGATGATAGCGACCTTGCAGAAAAACTTAAAGCAGCAACTGAATTAGATCCAACCGGCGACGGTGTTGAAATAATGAAATTATGGGCTCAAGAAAATTATCCAGAATTATTAGTAGCGTTAGGTATGAGTGATACAGGTGAAGAACAACCGGAAGCACCTGCGCAACCTGCTCCGGAGCAACCAGTAGCTGAAGGCTCCGATGATAGCGCTTCTATGGTACAAGAAGTTGCTAAAATTGTTAAGAGTTTTTACAATAGAGACAATCCCGATGTTGGTCCATTCCGCGGACCTGAAGGAATTGCCATCGATGTAGAAAAACAAATTAGCGAAAAATTTGGAGACGAAGCAGGACAACAAGCACGTCAAATGGCTGAAATGTTTATGGACAAACTTACTACCGAATGGACAGCACGTCATGGACAAACTGGTAGCGTTGATAGCGGCGACGGCCTTGCTAGATTAAAAGAACTATTAGGCAATGTAAAATCTAAAGTAGAATGTTATAGCCCAGCCGGTGAAAAAAGTGCAGGCGGGTTGGACATGATGAGAGAATTGTTAGACAGCGTTAAATCCAAAGTAGAAGCATATGCACCTAGTCAAGAAAACGAAGGCATCCTAGATAAAGCAAAAGAATTTGGTAAAAAAATTATAGATAAAGTTGCCCCCGGAGATGATGAGTTACTAAACCGTCTTGAAAAAGACACTGGCGGCAAGCGTCCAAATATGTACAACAAGCCAGAACAGAAAAAAAATTCAGAATTAGAAAGCATTATGAAGTTAGCCGGAATCAGCGAAGGCGATGGACCAAAAAAAATTAGTAAAAAAGAAGTTGATAAATTTCAAAAGAAACACGATGCTAAATTAACAGGACGTGAAGCAAATCGTCAAGAACAAGAAAAAAAATAAGAAAAAATAATTGGCAAAATATAATCAAAATTAGCAGCCGCTGGGGTTGCGATGATAAATAAAACTGTGTATAGTTAACGCTATGCACAGTTTTTCTTTTTAGTCAGTGGGCTTTAAAGAAGAGGCATAATACATTTTATAAAGGCAAAACATTATGGCAACATTAGCAGAAATCAGAGCAAAACTTCAAGCAAGTTCTCAACAAAACGCCGGCAGCTCTAACGGTGGAGACAACGCAATTTACCCCCATTGGAATGCAGCAGAAGGTACAACTACAACAGTTCGTTTCCTACCCGATGCAGATCCTAATAACACTTTTTTCTGGATTGAACGTGCAATGATCAAATTGCCATTCGCCGGTGTCAAAGGTGAAACAAATTCCAAGCCAGTAACTGTACAAGTTCCTTGTATGGAAATGTGGGGCGAAACATGTCCAGTTCTAACTGAAGTGCGTCCATGGTTCAAAGACAAGTCTTTGGAAGATATGGGTCGTAAGTACTGGAAGAAGAAATCATATCTGTTCCAAGGGTATGTGGTTGATAGCAAGATGCAAGAAGAAGGCAAAACTCCTGAGAATCCAATTCGTCGATTCATTATTGGTAGCCAAATTTTTAACATTGTTAAGAATGCATTGATGGATGCTGAGATTGAAGAATTGCCAACAGACTACGTTCGTGGTTTGGATTTCAAGATTGCTAAAACAAGTAAAGGTGGATATGCTGACTACTCTACTAGCACATGGGCTCGTCGTGAACGTGCTTTGAGCGAAGCAGAACAAGCAGCAATTACACAATATGGTTTGTTTGATTTGAAGAGCTTTCTACCTAAGAAACCAGGTGAAGTTGAACTTCGTATCATCAAAGAAATGTTTGAAGCAAGTGTCGATGGCGAAGCATACGATGGCGATCGTTGGGGTCAATACTTCAAACCAGCTGGCTTTGGTGGTAGTGGTTCTGCAACTGGTAACGCAACACCAGCAGCGGCTCCAAAAGCAGCAGCTAAATCAGCACCAGTTGATATTGATGAAGAAGATATGCCGGTGTTTGAAAAGCCAGCAGCCGCAGCACCAGCAGGTGAAGCAGGTAGCCGTGCGGCAGACATCATTGCAATGATTCGTAATCGTCAATCAACTTAAGAGGTAACAAATGGCAAAATCATTTGATATTTCTAAGTTTCGTAAAAGCATCACTAAGTCTATTGATGGATTAGGTATTGGCTTTAACGATCCTACTGATTGGATATCAACTGGTAACTATGCCCTTAACTATCTTATCTCGGGGGACTTCTTTAAAGGAGTTCCCTTGGGTAAGGTAACTGTGTTTGCAGGTGAATCTGGAGCGGGTAAAAGTTATATCTGCTCTGGAAACATTATCAAAGCAGCACAAGAACAAGGCATCTATGTTATCCTAGTTGACAGCGAAAATGCTCTTGATGAAAAATGGTTGTTAGATCTGGGCGTTGATACTAGCGATGATAAGTTGTTAAAACTTAACATGGCAATGATTGATGACGTAGCAAAAACTATCAGCGAATTCATGAAAGAATATAAGGCAATGCCGGAGGACACACGTCCAAAAGTATTGTTTGTGGTTGACTCATTGGGTATGTTGTTAACACCAACAGATGTAAATCAGTTTGAAGCAGGCGAGATGAAAGGTGATATGGGCCGTAAACCCAAAGCACTTACAAGTCTTGTTCGTAACTGTGTTAACATGTTTGGTTCCTACAATGTTGGTCTTGTGTGTACTAATCATACATATGCAAGTCAGGACATGTTTGACCCAGATGACAAAATTTCAGGTGGTCAAGGTTTCATTTATGCAAGTAGCATTGTAGTTGCTATGCGTAAATTGAAATTGAAAACTGACGAAGACGGTAATAAGACTACAAGCGTTAATGGTATCCGAAGCGCCTGTAAGATTATGAAAACTCGTTATGCTAAACCTTTTGAATCAGTGCAGGTTGAGATTCCATACTCGACTGGTATGAGCCCGTTTAGTGGGTTGGTTGATATGTTTGAAGAAAAAGGTGTGTTGAAGAAAGAAGGCAATAGTCTTGTATATGTAACTAAAGATGGTGAGATTATTAAACAATTCCGCAAGGCATGGAACCGTAATGAAAAAGACGGACTAACTATAGTTATGGCAGAGTGGGAAGAAACTGATACTAAATCTACTGTTGTAGAAGAATCTGAGGAAGAATAAAATGGAAGAAGATCTAATTATTGGCGTGTGGGATACTTTTAAAGATTATGTCCCTGAAAAAAATCGTGAAACTGCGGCAAATCATTTTGTAGATTTTCTAATTGGACAAGATGTAGAACTTGCGGTCCTTGAAGCAGTTATGGGATATGATCCTCATCTTGACGCTGCAATTCAACTTATTGTAGATGAATTCAGCGATGAAGATGATACTAAAGAAGACGACACTTATTACGAAGATGAGGATTAATAATGAATTGGTACAGCAAAGTAAGCAAAGATATTGCTCACTTGCCAGGCTGTATTGATCATTATTACCTTGAGTTAGAAGAAGCAAAGCGTGAGGTTAAAATCTACGGAAATGTAGAAAAATCCTCCGCTGCTTTGCCTGGTCTTGTTGCACAACGGTTTAATCAACTCCAAGAAATTGAAGGTATTTTAGAATATCTAAATATTGAACTGCGCCGCCTACGTTCTAAAACTTTTAAGAAATATTTAGAAAATTATCAACGTGCTCTAACCAGTAGAGATGTTGACAAATATGTGGATGGTGAAGCAGATGTAGTCGATATGGAAAAAATTATCAACGAGTTTGCATTGTTGCGCAATCAATGGCTAGGAATAATTAAAGGTTTAGATATCAAACAATGGCAACTAAGTAACATCATAAAACTCCGAACAGCAGGTATGGAAGATGTGACAATTTAAATATAAAAAAGGACTTGAGTCCTTTTTTGTTTTGTGTTATACTATTATTATATGTACATTGAAGACATTTTATCTATTTTACGAATTCAAGTAGCAACCAATCAATTTGATTCAAAATTGATTGAAAGTTTTTATGACCAAATATGTAAAGGTTCTGGTCTTACTGAAAAACAAGCATCTGTTGCCTTAAATATCACTAGAAAATATATTAATAAACTCAATACCTTAACTGGTAAAGATTTAACTGCATTTTTAGACAATCCTACCTATAAATTAGGTATACGCACCATTACAAAAATTAAAACTATTAACATTATTCCCCATACAGATTTTAAAAAAGCAATTCAAGTTCAATTTCCGTTTGACGAAAAACTATTAGACAGTATAAAAAAAGAAAAACCTAAGCTAGGAGATGCATCATGGAATTCTGAGGCAAAATCTTGGATTTTTCCACTAAATGATGCCTCTATACAATTTCTATCTCCATGGGTTGAGCATAATAATTTTATTGCCGATGCTGAATTTTTAGAATATGTTGAGCAGGCAAAGTTGATAAATGCAGATATTGAAAATTTTATACCAATGCTAACGTATGATGGTAAAAATGTCAAAATTATCAATTCTCATGCCAGTGTTCCTCAACCTACTTCATCTAATATTGTTACATCATTATTTGAAGCAAGACGAGCGGGAATTGTTGCATGGGATGCTGCCGTTGATACAGCACTAACCAATTGTAATGAAAACGATATAGTTAAAGATTTCATAAAATCTGACATTGGAACACCATTTTCGGTAAATTTAGAAACAACTGACATTTTTTCTCTTACTTCAATTGTTAAACATATAGGTCCCTGCGTAATAGTTGTACCGGGCGGAAATGAACTAAGCAAATTACAATTGGCATTAACTCTATTACACGCCGCCGATATTAAAAATGAAGAAATTAGTGTATTATTCCGATTATCCAAGGAAGATGGGAGTGATTTTAACGAATTTGTCAGAAATAAAAAATTAAATTCGCCACTGAGTTCTACAACTAAGGCAGTATTCATTAGTGCAAAAATTCCTAAGACCATGATCGAATCTAAGTTAAAATTTAATTGCGTGATAAATTTTAATTTTTATAATATTCACTATACCATCAGAGATTTTCTGAAAAATAGCCATAATGTTATAAATGTAATTTCAAATAAAAAACAAAAGGAAATTGCTAATGTCTTCATGTAAAATTATTATCAGAGACGAGGTCAATGTCAAGATTGATAATCTTGATCTTGATACACGCAAGGCGTTAGTTAAGAAATTCAAGTACGAAGATCCTTCTGCTCGCTTTAGGCCCAGCTATAAATTAGGCCGATGGGATGGTTCGATAAGTTTTTTTGGTCTAGGTGGAACTACATATCTTAGTATGTTAGGTCCAGTGTTAGAGTATCTCGAAAGTAAGAATTTCTATATTGAAGTTGAAGATCACCGAACTAGTCATCAGCTGGAATTTCCTGAAATTTTTGAGGATTTTTGGGGTGATCAAACTTGGCCTGAAGGACATAGATTTGCCGGAGAAAAAATTCGACTGCGAAGTGACCAGGTTGATGCTGTAAATATATTCTTAAAAAATCCACAATGCATACAAGAAATTGCTACTGGTTTTGGTAAGACAATTACCACTGCAACTTTGAGCAAAATCTGTGAAAAATACGGTCGAACAATAACCATTGTTCCTAACAAAAGTCTTGTTGAACAAACTGAAGAAGATTTCATTAATTGTAAATTAGACGTCGGTGTGTACTATGGAGACAGAAAAGATCTTGATAAAACTCATACAATCTGCACTTGGCAAAGTTTGAATATTTTGGATAAAAACTCCAAAAATTGGAACGAAGCAGCTTGTGCTAGATTAGAAATGTTGTTAGATAATGTACAGTGTGTTATGGTCGATGAAGTACATATGGCCAAAGCAGATGTGCTCAAAAATTTGCTAACTAAAAATCTTGCCAATGCTCCCATACGTTGGGGATTGACTGGAACTATTCCCAAAGCCGAGCACGAATTCCAGAGTATCCGTGCAAGTTTAGGTGAAGTAGTAAACCGGGTTGCTGCCCACACATTACAAGAAGCTGGCGTGTTGAGTAACTGTCATGTTAATATTGTACAAACTGCCGAGTGGAAAGAGTTTGGCAGTTACGCAGAAGAATTAAAATATTTGGTCACTGATGATTTCAGGATGAATTACATCAGCGATATGATCAAAGGCATTGCCGAAACAGGCAATACACTGGTGTTAGTTAATAGGATTGATTCAGGTAAAGCACTGATCGAAAAAAATCCAGAAGCAGTATTTGTGTCAGGTGAAGTCAAAACCAAAGATAGAAAGACAGAGTATGATGAGATTAAAACTGTTGATAACAAGATTATTGTGGCGACTTACGGTGTGGCCGCTGTGGGTATTAATATCCCCCGTATTTTTAATCTG